ATGCCCAGTCAGAAGCTGGTGATGACCAGAGACGGGATTAAATTGAAGGTGGGTATGGCAAACCGTCACGACTACAGTGACAAAAACTTAGATGAAAGAGGGTAAAAATGGCAATTCTTAGAGACTACTTTTGTGAAAGTCACGGCATATTTGAGGCTTGGGAACCCCAGTGCCCCATGAAAATGTGCAAAGCACAAATATCCATCGTGCACTTAAAGCCTGTAGGAACCAGAAGTGATAGAACAAAAAAGGCAGATGAAAGCCTAAAAGGGCTTGCCAAAGACTTTCAAATGACGGATATTAAGAGTACCCGTGCAGGTGAACACCAGACAGGGTATCTCACTAGAAACAACGAACTCACACAGAAAGAGTTGGATTTTGTTGAGGGTGCTCAAGCTGAGAAAGAGCGTCAGATATTGGCACAAGGACCTAAGCCACCAGCTCCTCCCAGAGAGGCTCGCCCTGGTGACGCAGCCATGTGGGGTGCTCAAGGCGGTATCAGCATGAACTCTGTGATGGGTGGGCAGTTCAGGCCAGTCAAGGATGAAGCAGTCAGTATTTTGCCCCATCAAGCCTCGCCAACTGGTAGACTAGCAGGTCCGATAGCGGGGAACGGGTCTATGAAAGACCATCAAAACTTACAGGTGGATAAATGAGAATACCGAGTAATGATTTAGACAGAGAAGAGTTTTATCTAGACTTGATTCGTAAATGCACCGTCTCTGTCAACGAAAGAAAGACTGATTACCAAAACCTCCGCTCTTGGTATCTGTTTGGAAATGGCCCTAGTCAAGCTCCTGCCATCTACAACAAAATCTTTCCTCACCTAGACCAGCTCACGTCTTTTCTTTACTCGGCTGAAACCACCAGATTCTCTATCAACACGGGGGCAGCAGTCCCCGACAGTGAACAAGCCAAAGTACCCGTATTGACCCGTGCTCTCAATGATGAGTGGCTAAATAGCAACGCTGACCAAGTGTTCTCCACAGCCACCACTTGGGCACTGGTTTACAACTCTTGTTTTGTCAAACTCATCATGCGTAATGGTGAACCTCACCCCTACGTGGTTGAACCTCAGTGTATCGGTGTCCTCAGAGAAGATACCACCTACACTGACCGACAAGAAGCATTAGTACACACGTACTACATTACCAAATCAGAACTCTATGACCGCCTCTACAACCATCCTAGACGGGATGCAATTGTCAAACGCTTGTCTCTGGTAGTCCATGAGAGGACTGAAGTGGCAAACGGCATGGAGCGTATCCTGATGTCGCAGACCAATCCTCAGCTCTACGGTAATGTGAACCTCGATTTATCGGGGCAAAACCGTTATAAAGCAATGGTTGCCGAGGATACAGTCGAGATGACAGAACTTTGGGTGTGGAATGACGATACCCAAAACTACCAAGTGGTCACCAAAGCAGACCCAGACATCATTGTTTACGACCGTTCTGGGGAAGAATTGTTCCTCAAAGGCGAATTACCCTTTGTGCAAATCTGTCCCAACCCCCTCTACGACTACTATTGGGGGGGTAGTGAGGTTCAGCGACTGGTTTATTTGCAGGAATTAAGAAACAACAGACTGACTGATGTACTTGATTTACTATCAAAACAAGTCAATCCACCCACTGCTTTTATTGGTTTTACGGGTATTTCTGAGGAAAAACTGTTCGCTTTGAACCGTGCAGGGGGTCAAATCAGCAATGATATGCCCAATGCCAAGGTAGACAGGCTTCCACCTAACATGCCTAACGATTTATTCTCTGAAATACGGGATATTGACCAAATGTTTGAGGAAGCAAGCGGTATTGGCAATGTTTTGCAGGGTAAAGGCGAATCTGGGGTTCGTAGCTCAGGTCACGCCTCTCAATTGGCCCGTTTAGGCTCATCACGGGTCAAAAAGAGGGCACTCATCATTGAAGACAGCCTGGAAAAGCTCGCAACGCTCTACATGAAGTGTATGCAAGCCTACAACCCTACGCATTTCAAAGACATTAACCATTTACCGTTCATTGCTGAGCAATTTACCAAAGATTATGTGGTGAAAGTGGATGCACACTCTAATTCACCCATCTTTGTAGAAGACCAGCGTCAGATGGCGTTCAATCTTCTCAAAGTGGGTGCAATTGATAAGGAAAGTCTGCTTGACTTGACAGAACCACCTATGAAACAATTGTTGAAAGACCGTTTGAAAAAGATGGAAGCCAAGCAAGCTCAACAGCAAGCGTCAGCTCCTCCCAAAGGTCCTGAACACAAAGAGAAACCTGAACTCAAAAAGGTGGGATGATGGCTACAAGTCAACAGACACAACCTAAAGCTGACCAGCCACGGGTGCAGACTGGTTCGCTCAAAAAAACTGAATCCATGCCTAGCTTGACACGCAGTCAGTCAGGTGTTAAAAATGCGTCTGGCGGTAGAACTCAGAGAGACTACGCCAGGCAAGGTCGTTAACAATTTAAGGAGTACATTATGTACAAAACTCATAAGCGTGGTCGCAAGACTAGACGGTAAAAGTTTCCTCTGCAAAGAAGAAAAGGGTGTGGCTTCCTTCCCTTAAAATAGGTCGCCTCCTCTCAACCAAGGAGTGACATCATGCGTAAAGCACGTAAAGGTCGTAAGTCACGTAAGTGATTAACGTAGCGTTTTGAGGGTTTCGACAAAAAAACCCTCACCTATTGACAAACTGTTAGTAACTTGTTGAAATACTGACATTAGGAGTTTATATGAGTGTTCCGCAAGACAAGTTAATGGAGTTGATGCGTGGCCCGCAGAGTGCTGGTGCTGCTGCTCCTACGCCCATGCCTAGTGCAGGGCCTGGCCCCCAGTCTGACGGCATGTCTCCTCCAATGGCTTCTCCCATGTCTACTCCTGAGCCAAAGATGGGAAGCAAAGAGGCTGCAATGATTAACATTGGCATGGCAATGGATTTGCTAGAGCAGTCTCTCCCAGCTTTAGGCAGTGAATCAGAAGAGGGTCAAAAGGCACTCACAGCGATTCGCAATTTGACATCCGTGCTTGGTCCACGTAAAAACAAAACCAACGAATTACAGCAGTCTGAAATTCTTCAGATGTTACAAACATTGCCACAGGCGGGTGGTGCAACCCCTGAAGGAAAAGCAATGGCAGCAGCACCTATTCCTGGTATGCCTCCTGCTGGTGGTATGCCTCCCCCGTCTCCCCCTCCTGGTGGAATGCCAGGTCTTCCCCCTCCCCCAATGTAAGGAAACATCATGGATTTATTTAAGCCAAGAGGCAACGCAGCTCCCCGTAGACCCACTGACACTAACCAACAAAACGGTGTTGTGACCAACACTCCCCGTTATTCACAGTTGGGTGGACTCAATGGTGCAAGCAAAGTATCCAAAAACGGTATGCAGGTCAAGAAGCCTGGTGACGGCAAGCGGGTTATTTAATTTAAAAAGAGGGTGTATCAATGTCTTTAGAAAACTTATCTTTAGAAGCTCGTGATGAATTGGCTTCCTTGGCTCAAACAATGGCTGAGGACCCCAAGACACGTGAGGCTTTTTTGCGCTTGACTCAACAAGTTAAGCCTGATTTGCAGATTCCTGAAATTCAAATCAAGGATTCAACTCGTGCTGAAATCAATCAGATTAGGCAAGAGAATGCTGCTCTTCAGGCCAAAATGAGAGAAAGGGATGCTCTTGAAGAACTATCTAGCAGACGCAATAGCTTGGTCAAAAAAGGTCTTATTGAATCTGAAGACGAAGTTAAAGACGTTGAGAAACTAATGCTTGAGCGTGGTATCACTAACCATGAAACCGCAGCGGAATATCACAGATGGATGAAGCAAGCTGCCAAGCCTACACCATCTGGTTACAATCCCAATGCCATGAGCGGGTTTGACCTGAAGGGTTATTGGAAGAATCCCGTGTCTGCTGCTAGAAATGAAGCAGCCAAGGCATTGAATGAATTGCGTAATCCTAGAGGCATGAGGCCCATAGGATTAAATTGAGTTGGTAAAGAGGGTTTAATTTGTAGGGGCAGTGATGCCCATCTTTAAGGAGTCGTTATGGCTATAGGTGGTGGTATTCTGCCAGCAACAGGGTCGAGTCAGTTTACTGAGTTAACCTACGTTACCCGCAGAGCTTTTATTCCAAAACTCGTTGTACAACTGTACAACAGCACGCCCTTGATGGCAGCATTGATTGCAAACAGTCAACAAGCCTCTGGTGGTGTGTCTTCTGTAACCGTGCCTGTTCAGGGTGCTCAATTTGTGAATGCTCAGTGGTCTGACTATTCTGGTTCATTTA